GCGCTCGCGCGCAACTGGCCGGCTAACCACGCGGCCCCTGTTCGTAGTGCGTCCATCGGCCACCTTTAAAGAAAATGCGCCCCGCCGCCACGCGCTGCGGTTTGCGCGGGCGGCGGGGGCTAGCGGCCGGGGATCGTCAACCGCGATTCAGATCAACCCAAACCGTCGCATCGCCACTAACGGCAGCGGTGGCGACCTTGCCGGCGCGCTTGCCGCCGGCGCTGGTTGCCGTGATGTTGCTGTTCGTCGTGTTCCAATAAACGACGGCGCCGAGTGCGAGCGCTTCGGCAGCCTTCGGCATGGAAAAAACGCCTTCAACCTCGACGGCGCCAAGCGTGTTGGCGGCGATCGGCCGGGAAGCCACGGCGATGCCGTCAGTCAAAACCACAACGTCGCCAGCGGCGACGGCGGAACTGGGGGTATACGGCCAAGTGCCGGGTTCCTGCTTGAAAGAAGCCATTTTGAGCCTTTCGAAAAACTGGGGGTTTGTGGATCGTCATGCCGGCCGGCGGCATCGTCTGCCGCCGACCGGCTACGGTTTACGCGGCTAGGGTCAAGCGGTCGCCATGCGGTAGGCCGCGAGCGATTCGCCCTTGGCACAACCGAAATCCATGTAGCCGCGGAGGGTAACGCCAAGCGTATCCGGCGCGGGTTCGACCTGTTCGATCGTGGGGGTCTGCTGACCGTTAAGGAATACAACATCCATAGCGGCCAGATCGGCAGCATCCGCACACAGCCACCACGTTGACGCACTCGACAGATACGCGGACGAAACCACGCGATACCGGCCGGCGAGAACATTTGCATTCCCTTGCGCCGTCGTGTTGCCGCTGATGAGGAGCGACGAACCCATAAGTTCGGCCGCAGTCAGTTCCAACTCTGGCGGAACAAGCAACACGCTAGGCGAGATGCCGAGCGGGTTGCCATCGGGGTCAGTCAGTTTCCTATAGGCCGTGGCGGCAGTCTTAAGCGAAGCCAGAGTAAGCGCGTTACCAGCGGCGGCGGTAGCCTTCGAATAATAGGTAGCGTTGCTATTCTGAAACTCCGTCCAAATCTGCTCCGCGAGACTAAGGGCAGCCCCGCGTCCAATGCGCTGCGGCAGCGCGGTGAGCGCGTTCAAATCGTCGTTAACCATATCCTGCCGGGTCACGTTGGAAGTGATGCCGTAGGTATCAGCGTTCACGCTTCGCTTCGAATCGCTAGCGTCTGCCGATTGCATCTGCCCGCCATTGCCGACCTTGGCAAACTTAAACGAACCATTCAGCCGGTAGAGGCTCACGCTCTTGAAATCGTTGACGCTACGGATAGCGGCAACCTGATCCCAAGTTCGCTCCACCGCGTTGAAGCCCGAAAGAAGAAACTTATTCGCGACGTTCGAAAGAATATCGCTGATCGCGTGAGTGGCGAACGCGGCACGAATCACCATTGGCAGGTTCGTGGCGGAAATCCGCGACGAGCCGTTATAGCCGTTGGCGCGGGCAGCCTCGACAAACACTTCCCCGAGCGAAACGCTACGCTGCTGCTTTGCGGCAGCCTCCACCGTGCGCTCGTCAAAAAACTTTTCCGGCTTCGACAAACCGCCCTGCATACACAGCGCGGCTTCGATCACCTTGCCGCCGGTCGCCGGCTCCGCAACGTGAATAGCGGGCGCCCGATCGGCGCGGGTAGCAATCAACTTTTCCATCGTGTCGATTTTCTTGTTGAGGGTTTCGATGGTCGCAAGAAGTTCCGGCGACTGCGATTCCGCGACAACCGCGGGAGCGCTGGCGGGGGCTTCCACGGCGACGGTCGCCGGGGCTTCCGCGGCGGCCGTGATGGCTTCCGCGGGCTGTTCGTTGGCGTCGTGCGCCATAGTGGTTTCCTCCGCGGCATCTGCCGCGATTTGGACGGTGGTTGCGTCATCCGCCCCAAGGGTCACAAATGAAACCTCGCGCAACGTCGAGGCTCTAACGATTCGAATAGGCCCGTTGAATGGCTGGCCGTTGACCATCACGGTCTGATCCGCAGGAATGCGTTCATGCCGGCCAACGTCAGCGCCCACGCTAGCCTGCCACTGGAAACCCCTATCGGCCAGTTCCACAACGCGCGAAGCGCCGTCGTTGCTGGCAAGGATTTCGGCATCCACGATCAACTCGCCGGCCTCGACGCGGACGCTGGTGGTCTGCCCAAGGATCGAACCTAGGCCGTAATCGTGGCCCATGACGATCGGGATTTTCTGCCGCAGTTTCATGCCGGCCAGATCGATGACGATCGGCTCGCGCGACCATCCTTGCCGGATGGCGGCGCCCGTGTAGGCGCGAATCGAAAACTTCCGCGGCCCCGGCGCCGCGGCCTCGCCCGCGTCAGCGGCGGCGGCCACGAAATCTACCGGCTGTTCGAAAATGATTTTGGTTTTCATTGTGCTTTGCCTAGCGTGGGAACTGTGTCGGTTTCGGCCTCATCGTAGAAATCGAAATCGACATAAATCACGGCGCGGCATCCTCCGGGGCGGGCTGCGGTTGCTGCGGTTGCTGGATGATTTCCGGCAACCCCAGTTCGCGCGCTAACGTCACTTCCGCGGCCCGCTGCCGCAGTTCCGTTTCCCAGTTTTTGCCGGCCTTCGCGTATTCCGCGGAAAGCGTTGTCGTGTTTGTCCTGAGCCGCGTTTCGATTGCGTTGGCTTCCTTCGCGGGGTCAACGTGTTCGCGGCCATCCCAAACCCAACTCCACCGCCATTCAGCCACGGGCGGAAGCCCTGCCGGGATATAGCCGGTGAGTAGCGCGGCCTCATCTGCCCATTCGTAGAACAGACGATCCAACATTACGCGCTCTATCTCGTCTCGCGCCACGCGCTGCGTTGCGTGATAAATGCCGGCATCCATGCGGCCGGAAGCGTAGTTGTAGGAACTGGAATCCAGCGCCGAAATGTTGTACGGCAGATTCAGCGCCCTTCCGATTTCAGAAACGATTTCGCGCTTGAACTGCGCGTAGGTGCTAGTGGGCTGTTCCGCTTTCAGTTGCGAAACGCTCCAGCCTTCCGGCAGGGTAGTGAGCGTGCGCTTCTCAATCTCGACGGCCTGAAATGGGTCAACCTCATCAACCTCTGCGGCCGGGGAGTTGCTATGGATAAACGCGGCCATATCGGCCGCGATTTCCGCGGCGGCAATCGTGGCTTCGGTATAGCGGCGCATGTTCGCGAACAGCCGCAGCGCCGGGGCAACTTCGGAAATGCCGCGGTGTTGCTGCGGTCGCTGCGCCGTGAACCAATGCACGATCCGCGCCGCGTCGATGCGCGTAAACTCAAACGCGGACGAATACCAGTTGGAACCCGGATGGTTTTTCAGAATCAGATACGCGGCCACGTTGCCAACCGCATCAAACTCCATCCCGTCAACGACAGAACCCTCCGCGGTAACCGCGGTCTGATAGACCCCGGCGGGGGTCGCCACCATATCGGCCTCAATCAGCCGGATATCAAGTTGCACCCCGTCGAGGCGAGGATTCGAAAAGAAGAGCGCGAACGCCTCGCCGTCGATTAGTTTGGCTTGCCGCATCGTGCGGAGTTTCGCGGGCAAATCGATCCGCCACATATCATCAAAAAAGCGGCGCTCGATTTCGCGATCGGCTTCCGGGTTGCCCGTGTCGAGTTGAAGCCGCGGCCCCGTTCCCACTAGGTCAACCGCGATCGTTTCCGAAATGCCGGCGAGATAGGAGTTTGAGTTTCGTTCGTAGCGGGCGCGGTTCCTAATCTTGGCGCGAACTGTTGAAGTCAACGCGCCATCCATCGAAAGATAATCAGCGTTCGCCCAGTGCCGGCGATCGTCAGTTGATTCGGCGGCATCGAATCGCGCGCGAACACGCTGCGGCGATTGGGCCTTGCCGCGCGGCGCTGATCCGAAAAGGTTTCCGAAAAAACCCACTAGACAGACCCCGGAGGGACGATCGTGTTAAACCGCAGCCCGCGGTGGTTCGTCGAGGCGCCGGCCTTCGCGCTCAGATACTTGTCGGCTTCGATTTGCTTGCTGATATCCTGCGATTCAACTTCGCCGGCATCCGTGCGCACGCGCTTGGGGCCGGTCGCCGTTTGTTGGATCGCTTGCCGTAGTTCTTCGCTCATACCTCTACGCTAGCCGCGATGGCTTCGCGCGTAGGGGTCTATGGCTCTACCGGCAGCCATTCGCCGCCGCTACGCTCATACCGCCAAACGTCGCTAAACCCGAGCCGCGTAGCGATGCGGGCGGTATGCGGTGAGAACACGGCAAGCCGCGAGGCTGGCGCGATGATGCCGGCCGAGCGCAGAAACGCGGCAAGCGCCGTGGCGATCCCGCGGTTTCGGTAGCGCGTGTCGGTGAACTGCTCTAGGGTTTGCTGCTCGCGCCAGAAATGCGAACACGCCCACGCGGCTAGGCAGCCGTCCGAATGCCAAAGCGCCACCGGGGTGGCGCTAGAAGCCTCGCCCGCGAGGATGCCCGCGATTTCCAGTTGGAACTCGCTGCCCTGCCTTGATAGCCGGCGAACGATGGCGATTGCGTCAGATTCCGCCAGACCATCGGCGGCCACTAGTGAAATGGTTTCCATGCCGCGGAGTGTAGGCGGCGGCGCCCGCGGGCGGGCGGGGCTATGGCGGCTAGCGCCCAACCATTGCCCGCCGCGCCTCGCGATCCGCGAGCGCCGCCCGAATCACAATCCAGCAAACCGCCGGCAGTTCGCCAAACTGATCGACAGAGAAGCCGGCCGCGAAAGCCTGCGCCAAATCCATCCGGCGGAACGGCTGGCGAATCCAGCAATCGGCTAGAGCCGGGTTGTATTGGCGAATCGTGGCGGCGGTGGCGGCTGCGGTGGTCATCGTCAGGGTTCCTTGTGTTCGTGTCAATCGATCCCGCCCGCCGGCAACGTGCCGGCGGGCTTGTGTCATTCAGCGGGCAGCCTTCGCGTCGAGGTTGCCAAGCCCCACCGCGAACTTGCCGTTAAGGCTAGCGGTCAGGCTAACGGTTCGGCCACCGCGGCGGGAGTCAGCGCCCGTCACTTCGTAGCCGCGGCGAATGTCGCGGTTTGCTTCCTTCGAAACGAACCATTGAACCGCGCCCGGAGCCGTCGCGCAGATCGCGTCGATTGCGGCTTCGAAGTGAGCGGTGGCCGTTGCGTAGTCATCGTAGAAAAACGATTCGTAGCGGCTGGCGAACTCGCAGGCGAAGGTTTGGGTGGCGTTCATCGTATCGGCTCCTAGTTGCGTTGCCCGCAAGTCTCATTTGCTTGCGTGG